ACGATATGGGCAAATGATTGTCTAGAAAATGCATGGTGGTTACTCACACATGGTATTGCATTGTCTCTAGAATATACACATCGCTATGGCAAAACACATTCTTGTCATCGACCACTTCTAGAAGCAAGAGATCTTATGCCATCAGCAGACTACACTAAGCATACACCATTTGCTTTTGCAGGTCCTGATGAATTCAAGAATGACAAAACCATTGATATCTTTACTGCATATAAAAGATATATCAAGTCTAAACCTTGGGCAGCAAATAATTATCTTCGTGACCCATCTAGAAAACCAAAGTGGATATCATGATTGACAGTGCATTATTACTCAAAATTTATCTTGCTGCCAGAAAGGTTAAGGTAAAGTATCCTCCTTCAAGAAAATCTTACAATGCACATTTATACGGATGAAGAAGATCTTTAACGACCATTTTTTTTGGAAGTTTAGAGCACCTAATGCAGAACAATTAACGTCTTACATTAATAGTCTAAACTCCTCTGAGGAAGCACCATGGAGTGAGTTATGTTCAGTAACTAATATCTCTATTCAAGAAGACATCTTTGATCTGATAAATCCTAGTCTTGGTTTATTGGGACAAGAAGTCGGTCTATCGATGACTATGAATATGGGTAGACCATGGGTCTCTCAATATAAAAGGGGAGACTTCCAAGAGGTACATGACCACCGTGATTGTGATTTAGTTGGAGTTTTCTTTCCAGAATATAAGGAGGGATACTCCAAGTTTTATTTTATAGATAGAAGTGTCAACTTAAAACCTCCACTCATGGATATCATGGGTAACAAAAACAATTTCATTGTTGATTATAGTGCTGGAGATATAATTTTCTTTCCGAGTCACATGTTACATGGAGTCTCAAAGCACGACCACGATGATAAACGTAGGACATTAAGTTGTAACTTCTGGATTAAACAAATCAACCGCCAACTTAACTGGAGTTATGAATAATGAAAGTTGATAGATACTATGACCCCTATGAGGATCTAGAAAAACAAGTAATAAAAGATATAGAGTATGCTGCTACTAGATTAGGTGGCACTATACAAAAGATATCTAAATGTGATAGTATGGGTAGATCTTCTAAAGTAATTCAAATAGAGTATGACATCCAAACCCCATAAAAAAGAGGAAAGGCAGTATGCAAAAGATCGAATGGAATACTTTCGTGAGTTTCATAGAGTCATCGCACCTGTTGTCGTTCTCAAGAAAGATGAATAAGTTTCTGATACTACCACTAATACTGGTTGGATGTACAGCACCAGTTACAGATCCACCTGCACACGCTTGTAGTCCTCGTCTGGATGGTAAACCGACTAATTGTGGAGAGGATTTTGTCATACCAAAAAAAGAAGTAAAAGGTGAAGTAGATGTTTATAATATAAATCATTGGCACACTTTACATGGTGTGTATATTGATAACTTACGAAGAGATAGAATTGAACAGACAGCAACTAAACCTACTGATGCTATAGATAGTGCACTAGAAAATTTTTGGGAACAGCAAGATAAATAATTCTTGGAGACCTGTGTAAACTAATGGCAAGAAATACAGACCTAGCGGATGTAAATGAAATTTACACCGCTTTTGTGCTGAATAAAAATAAATTTCCCGACTCTGCTTCTGAAGCACAATACAATAAAAAAAGTGAACTTCTAGATCAAAAAGATATTTTAAATCAACTTGGTCGTGCTACTGTTATGGCAAATAATTTTCTAAAGTGGGCAAGTAAACATGGATATGAAGGTGTCAAGAAAGTATATTGGACAGCAAGACCTGGCTTTTCTTTTAAAGCAGTTACAGGTGTAGATGTAAATCAAAAGAAAAACCCTACTGATGTTTTAGTAGAGTTTAAGAGAGGTGGTTTTCTTGGTTTGTCTGCTAAGTCAACATCTGGTAGTGCAGACATTGGATTTAAAAATCCTGGTGTAGGTACTGTAGAAAAAGATTTAAGTATTGCACTATCTGATATTAATAAAGAAGCAATACAATTAGTCATTAAAGATTTTGATTTACCTTCTTCTGCTAGTGCAAGAAAATCAGCAATCCGTAAGAACAAACCAGTTCAAAAAGTTACTGAAAAAATTGGTCAAGCGGTTTTGAATGAGTGTAGGGAACTTATGTTAAAAAAAGTAAATACACTTGCACAATCTAAAAGAAGAGATTATATTATGAAGAGTTGGATTGATGCTAGTTCAGAACTGTATCCTCCATATGTAAAGGTCACAGGTAGAGGAACAAAGTCACCTTATACTGCTGACGTAGAAGATCCTTTGAACAACCCGAAGTTAAAAGCATTGCTAGAATCCAAGATTACTTTTGAATCTGTCGGTAATGAATCTATCGGTGTCAAAGCAGGTACTAAAAAAATTCTTAAAATGAGATTCAAATACGAATCTGAAAAAGTAGCAAGTAGTTTGAAGATGTCTGGAGATCCTTGGTAGACACTTTATAAACTGGCACATACATCATCATGGATTCAACTCTAGAGTGTTATAATAATGGTATATTCACAGACGATATGCCCAACAAACACCTTGATCATCTTGAAGATCTCATCCTATATGGTCGTAGGGAAGTAACTAACGCAGTAAATGAGTTGATGAATCATCCCAAATTGTCTGTTAAATGGGATGGTGCACCTGCTATTGTGTTTGGAACTGATCCTCGTAATGGTAAGTTCTTTGTTGGCACAAAGTCTGTATTCAACAAGATCAAGGTAAAAATTTGTTATGACCAAACTGACATTGACACGCATTACAAAGGGGTTTTGGCAGACATTCTTCGTCTATGTCTGCATCATTGCCCTCGCATCGGTGGTATTGTGCAAGCTGACTTCATTGGGGTCAGTGGTGGTATGGTTTATCGTCCTAATGTGTTGGAGTATCGCTTCGATCAAAAGACTACTGGTAGTATTGTCCTTGCTGCACATACTGGTTACACAGAAATATCTCCTGATGCTATTGGGTACGGTGGGATTAATATCTACGGTGAAGATTCTTGTCAGTTCCTAGGAACAAATGAGGCAGATGCACATATAGAAAAACTACCTGATTTTGATTGGATTAAATTCTTACTACGCATAGCACGTTCCAAGATTCCTAGTGCAAAAGTAAGACCACATATCTCTAAACACATCAACTCATTCATTCGTGCGGGTAGAGTTCCGCGTCCTCAAGAAATGTATGACTCGTTAGATGATAAATACAAGTGTGAGATCAATGTTGCCACATTCAAAGTGTGGTATATGTTATTTGAACTGAAACAGCGTTTACTTGCGAACATCAAAGTTACTGGTAGCGTTAAGTGCTACATAGATGGTAAACCTACTCAACATGAGGGTTTCGTTACTGTTGCGGAACACCCTTTTAAAATTGTAGATCGATTGACTTTTAGTAAAGCAAACTTTAATCTAGATAAAAATTGGACGAATGAAAAAATTTAGTGCTTTCCTAGACGAAGCAGCAAGATCGTTTGCAGCAAAAGCCGCTGAAAAATTAAATCTAACTCATGTTGGATACGGAAAGTATGCTAACGCAGAAGGTCGTGTCACTCATATGAGTAAGGATGGTAAATTAGTTAAATTATCTGCAGATGAAATCGGACAGAGACAACAATCAGGAGGAGAAGAAACTGCAAATGGCGAGGGTCAGGTCGATCAAGGTGCAATATCTATTACTTTTGGAAGATTCAATCCCCCTACTATTGGGCATGAAACTTTAATTAATAAAGTAGCAAGAGAAGCAAAGTCAAGTGGAGGAGAGTATAGAATATATCCAAGTAGAACCCAAGATCCTAAAAAGAATCCTTTAGATCCTGGTACTAAGATCAAGTTTATGAAGCAAGCGTATCCAGAACACGCTAATGCTATTCAGAGTAGTGAAGATATGAAAACTATCTTTGATGTATTAACTGCTCTTGATAGTGAGGGATACAGTTCAGTTAATTTAGTTGTTGGTGGAGATAGAGTAAGTGAATTTAACTCTCTAGCAACAAAGTATAATGGTAAGTTATATAATTTTGAGGATATTAAAGTAACTTCAGCAGGTGACAGAGATCCTGACTCTGAAGGTGTAGAGGGTATGAGTGCATCTAAGTTGCGTAAGGCAGCAGTTGAAGATGATTTTTCAGCATTTGATAAAGGACTTCCTAAAGAATTGTCAAAAAAAGATAGAGAAGCCCTATATCTTACATTAAGACAATCAATGAATGTAAAGGAGTCGTTTGACGATTTTGCCGAAGCATCATATGATTTATATGAAGTCGCTCCTAAGTTAGACCCTCAAGGTTTAAGGGAAGCATACTTTGAAAAAGAACTCTTCGCAGTAGGTACTTTCGTTGAAAACAGTAACACAGGGATCATTTCTAAAGTTGTTAGTCGCGGTAGCAATTACGTCATCAGTATTGATGAGCATGATAATATATTTCGTTCTTGGTTAAAAGACCTGACGGAAACAAATAATCTTAAATTTTTCAATTTTTCACCTGCAGGTGAGATTGGAACTGATAAATTAGCTGCATATTATCGTAAGATGACACCAGGAGAGTTTATTAGAAAGATAAATAAAAAGGATAAGGTTACTACAAAACAATGAACAGAGAAGATCTACCAGATATGACTGACGCTTACAATGAAATTTGTAGGTTACAGGAAAAGAAAAAACTTGACCCAGTTGGTAAAGAAGACGGAGACGTTGACAACGATGGTGACAAGGATGAGTCTGATAAGTACCTTATGAAACGTCGTAAGGCTATTGCCAAAGCAATGAAGAACGAACATCATCAGAAAGATGAGAACGGTAATGTCATCGAGCATGATGAGGAAGAAGTAGAAGAAGCATACACAGTAACTAATGCTGACAAGAAGGGTAACACACCTGCATATCAAGCATTTAAAGCAGGTAAGAAGAATAAGTTAACTGGTAAACCCATGTATAAGGCAGCAGATCATATGAAGGAAGAAGAGATTAGTCCTATTGATTCTGTATTATCACCAGAAGAACTAGAAAGAGTAGCACAAATTTCTAAAGATTATGATGCTGCTATGGAAGAAGGAAAAGCATACGGAATGTATAAAGGGTCAGGTAAACCAAGTGGTCCTATGGCAGCATTTGCAAAAGCACCAAGAATGCAGAAAGGTGCTATGGCATATGATGGTGCTAACAAGGCAGCATCCGAAGCAAAGGATAGAATCCTTGCTAAGACTAAGGCAAAACGCGAAGCAATGAAAAAGTAATGTTATCTTTTAAAGCACTTTCAGAAAAGAAAACCAAAATCAAAATCAATCCTAAGATGAATGATGTGATGGAGGGAGGTTTCAGAGCTACTGCTGAAAGCGGTATGCCTATTACTATGCACTCTTATGAAAAGGGTGGTAAAGTAAAGAAGGCAAAGAAAGTAGTATCAGAAAAAAATCACGGTGAAGATTGTGATTGTATGAAGTGCGAAAAGAAAAGAAGAAGTGAAGATGTGCATGACGGACCTGATGTAGCAAATGAGGGTTACAAAGGAACAATGGATATGAGTAAATCACATCCAGAGGCAGTTAAAAAGGTAGAAGATCACATTGCAAAACATTTTGGAAAGAAGAGAGTTCCTGGTGGAAAGATGGGTGTGAAGGAAGAATTGAAGATGACCAAAAAGGAATACGCTAAGATTCATAAGGACTTCAAGAGTGATGATCCTAAGAAACCTAGGACTACAAAGTATGTGCCAGGTAAAGGTACAGTCTCAATGCCTGTCAAGTTTGTTGATGAAGCAAAGGTAGATAAAGGTCGTAGTGATTATGGCAAGGCATCTATCAGAAACTACAGAAGAATGGGTCCTGGTCATGATGATCCTGGCATGTTTGATCCTGAGGGTAAGAGAGGAAAGGCAATAGAAAAACGTAGAGAGGAGCACAAAGCACGTCGTGGTGTGAAGGGTGCTAAAGTACCTGCATATAAGAGAGAGTCATTTGAACGTTTTGTAGAGTGTTGGAAAACACATAAGAAAGTAGGCATGAAGATGAAGGGTGGTAAACTCGTCAATGATTGTCGTCCTAAGAATGAAGAAGTTCAAGTAACTGAAGGATCAGAGAGGTCTTACTACTTAGACAAGGATGCAGAAAAACGAGCACAGCAAAAGGCACGGTTTAAGGCACAAAATAAAGAAGCAGCAAAAGAAAGAGCAGCAGCAAAAAGAAGAAAAGAAAGAAATGACCTTAGAAGACAAGGAAAGTATGGTGCTGTTGGTGGGTATTATGTAACCAAACACATGGAGAGAGAAGAAGTAGAACCTAAACTTATGTCGTTTAGCGAGATGTGTTGTGGTAGTGTTAAACCTGTGATGAAAACTGTTAAACCTATGATGAAAAAGAACGAATTGATGCGTAACATAAAGAAAGAAGAAGCATATATAAAGAACAACACTCAGAACATTTATGGTAGTCAGGAAGAAGTTTCAGAAAAAAGCGATCAAAGCATCACAGAAACCAAAACTTCCCTTGCTAGATTTAGTGACCTAAGTGAAGTAACCCGTCAAAAGAAAGAGATGGGTTATGTCAAAGGTGGAACTAAAAAACCAACTGCACCCAAGCAGAAAGATACTGCATTAGATTTTGTGAAGAAACAAATCACTGCAAAGTATGGTAAAGGTGCAATAATGTCTGGTGGCAGTAGACAGTCTAAGAAAGTAAAAGGTGAGAAGTCCACAGTAGGAACTGGTAAGTATAAGAAAGCAGCAGATCAAAAGAAACAAACTGCTGCTGATGCTAAGAAGAGAGGATTCAAGTCTACTCAAGACTATGTAAACACCATGGCACGTTATGGTGGCAAGAAAAACTATGACAGTGGAAGGGGTCTAGGAACATGATAGACGAGACTACCGAACTAAAGAATGAACTTATTGCCAAAGCTACAGAAAGGCATAGGATAGCGAAAGGAAAAAAGTTTAAGGACGTAATGGATAAGGGTAAAGCAGCAAAGGATAAGCTGTATAAAACAACTAAAGAAAAAGGTGTACGCTTCTATGATAAGAAGGGTTCGGGTTACATGAAGGACGGTAAAAAGAAATACGATTAAGAGCCTATATATCTTAGACCTTAATTTAGAATCATGATTGGAAAATTCTTGATGCCATTGGCATACAAAGTAATCGATTCTGCTGTCAAAAAAATTCCTGATGATGCAGAACTCGGAGAAAAACTTATTGAAATTTGCCTATTAATTATCGGCAAGGCAGTGAAACTAACCAAGACGACTGCTGACGACGCTTTATTTGAAAAAGTGAAAGAAGCACTTGCTACCAAAGAATAACGCTTACAAGCGATTTTAAAGGGGTCTTAGAGACCCTTTTTCTTATAAATAATACTAGGAATTTTAAGATCTTAGGAGCATAAACATGGCACTTTATGGTGTTACCGACGCAGATGAATCAAAACCGAAGTGGGCGGTAAGAGGTAGTGGGGTTGATCCTCAAAATATCTTCGCAACAGCAGACGGATGGGTTCTTCGTCACTATAAAAATACTGCTAAAACAGCATATTGGGATGAAATTTTAGTCTCAGTTGATGGTTTAGTTGGTGCAGGTGGAAGAGGAACTAACACTCTTGGTAACGCTGATATTACTGCTGTGTTCTTTGAGGAGTCAACTTACGCTGCTGCTGCAACAGGAACAGTTGTTGTTATCTACAACGAACTTGTTGATGTAACTAATGGTGCTACTCTTGTAGTTACTAACACTACAGATAGTGCATCTATTACTGCAACTGCTGCTGCACAAACAGGAGTCAACCGTGTTGAATTTACATTCACATGTGCTGCTGCTGATAAGGTACATACTATTGGTGCTCAAACAATTTCTGGAACTATTGTTGATGCAGGTACTTCAACAGCATCTGACAAAGTATTCGTATTAGGCGATACTATCGGTGCAGGTGGTTCTGGTTCTACCAAGACAATTACTACAACATAATAAATGAAGTTTGACGAACTGAATGACGATACGTACATTCTTTTCGCCATTAAGCATTATGAAAATCCTCACTGTGTGACTAGAGAGGATTTTGATGAGGACATAAAACGCTTCAAGTATCTTAAAAGACTCTTGAAGCGTTATGTGCGAAGAGGACCTTTAAGGATCCATCTTGTTATTAATCATCTTATCATCCTTTATAATGTTTTTGGTGAAGCTGCGACTCCACTCTTATTCTATAAATTAGAGAGGGAGTATTGGAGTATACTAAAAACTATACTCATCTATTTGAATAAATATCCAGTAGGGATGCTTCCAGATTTGGAAGTTGATCCTGATCTAGAAGAAGAGTTAAACAAGATCTAATGAATGAAGAAGCCCCAACAATGAGTGCAGGTACAGGAGGTTTTAGCAGTAGTGCTAATGCCAAAGGTCCTGTTGCAGGTTTAGATCCTGTTATACAGTTTAGGGGTAAGATCAAAAAGAAAAAGAAGGCACTGAAAGAGACAACAACCTGTCCTCGTGATAGTCAGAAACCTTCAAAGTTATTTCAATATAAAATTAATGTTCCAGAAGTAGGTGAGACTATAGTTTATGCCAATAGTCCTGCTGAACTTAGGATGAAACTAAGAATGGCAATCATGCCTAAGTATAGGTCTGGTATTAATATTGAGAGAATTATGCCTGGCGGTGCTGCTAAATTCTTTATGGATAAACGTATGAAACATATGAAAAATATTCAAACTGAGTCTGCTAATGATCAGCAGATGAAGAATCAAATGAATCAACAAAAGATTCAGAATATGAAAAAGAAGGTTATGCTTAAGAAGCAAGAACTTCAAAAACAATTACAATTAAAAACACAACAGTTGAAGAAGCAAGCAAGAACAGGGGTAGAACAAGACGCGACAAGATAATGTCTGACATCAATTCAGCAATAATAGAAAGACTCGAACGAGTTGTAGAGACCCTACAAGAAAACTCTGTAAAGATGGGTCAAATTCTTGCTGTACACAATGAGAAGTTAGATAAACAGGATAAAATTGATGAGGTATTGTTTGAGAAAATAGATAGGTTACACGCAGATGTTAATAGAGAAACGGAAGCAATTAAGAAAGGATGTGAGAGAGACATTCGTAAAGTCGATGACCGTCTCAGACTCATGGAAAAGAAAATGTGGAGCATATTTGGTGCTCTTTCTATTATTTCTTTCCTCGTGTCTCCAGTCGGACAAAAAATAGTAGGACCTGTGTTGACAGGTAACACACAAAGTAGTATTATAGAAAGGCAATAATCTAAACCTTTGAGTGATTGACAAATTTTACGTCAATTTAATATCTGCAAGACTTGATAAGTTTAAGCAGGTACGAGATGGCGTGTACAATTTTAGGTGTCCTTACTGTGGAGATTCACAGAAGCACAAAAACAAATCTAGAGGTTATTTCTTCACAAAGAAAAGTGGTTTAGTTTATAAGTGCCACAACTGTGGTGTAGGTAGATCTTTTGGTAACTTTTTGAAAGACCATTGTAGTGATATCTATGACGAATATGTCATGGAAAGATACAAATCAGGTCTTACTGGTAAGGGTAGAAATGTCGCTGATCCAGTTTTCAAAACAGAAAAACCTAAGTTCAAAAAAAATTTAGAGTTGGAAAATATTGCATCTCTAAATAGAAAGCACCCTGCAATAAAATATCTTCAAAGTAGAAAAATACCTGAGGAATGTTTCTCTAGTCTTTATCATGCTGAAGAGTTTTGTACGTGGGTGAATAAACAAAAACCTACATTTGAAAATGTCAAGAAAGATCACCCTAGAATTATTCTACCCTTCATCGATGAACAAGGAGAATGGTTTGGATTTCAAGGTAGATCTTATGGTTTGAATGATAGAATGAGATACATAACTATCATGCTTGACGAAGATAGATCTAAAGTATTTGGACTTAATACAGTTGACTTTAACAAAACAGTTTATGTAACGGAAGGACCGTTTGATAGTCTGTTTATAGATAACGCTATTGCTATGGCAGGTGCTGACATTGATTGGAACTTGCTTGATGGTAAAGATGTTGTCTTTGTTTTTGACAATGAAAAAAGGAACAAAGAAATTGTAGATCGTATGTCTCGTGCCATACAAAAAGGACATGAGGCAGTTATTTGGCCAACTAATTTAAAAGAAAAAGATTTGAATGACATGTATCTTACTGGACACAACGTGCAAAGTCTGGTAGAATTTAACACCTATGAAGGTCTTGAAGCACAAGTAAAACTCACTGAATGGAAAAAGGTATGACCCCGAAAGAAATCAACGTCATTAAGAGAGATGGAACTAAAACACCTCTTGACCTTGATAAAGTTCACCGCATGGTAGAACTTGCCTGTGAAGGTCTCGCAGGTGTCTCTGAGTCCCATGTTGAAGTCAATAGTGGATTACAATTTTTTGATGGCATTAAGACCAGTGACATCCAAGAGATTCTTATTCGTTCTGCTAACGATTTGATTTCTCTTGAAGCACCAAACTATCAATACGTTGCTGCTAGACTCCTATTGTTTAGTCTTCGTAAGTCTGTGTATGGTGAGCATCCAGACAAACATCCTCATCTTAGAGCACATGTAGATCGTTGTGTTGAGAAAGGAATCTATGATATCGGTATTGTAAATCAATATACTCTAGAAGAATGGGATAAACTTAACAGTTACATTGACCATGATCGAGATTATCTGTTTACATATGCAGGCATTCGCCAAGTAGCGGATAAATATCTCGTACAAGATCGTTCTACAGGAGAGATCTACGAGACTCCACAGTTCATGTATATGATGGTGGCAGCAACTCTCTTTCAAGACGATGATAAATTTTACAGAATCGAATACGTTAAAAAGTATTATGACGCAATCTCCAAACACCGACTCAACATCCCGACACCAATCATGGGAGGAGTTAGAACCCCCATTCGCCAATTTGCAAGCTGCGTTTTGGTTGATGTTGATGACACCCTCGATAGTATCTTTAGTAGCGATATGGCTATTGGCAAATATGTCGCTCAGAGGGCAGGTATTGGTATCAACGCGGGTAGGATCCGTGGGATCAACAGTAAAATCAGGGGTGGCGAAGTTCAACACACAGGTGTTGTCCCCTTCCTTAAAAAGTTTGAATCAACTGTCAGATGCTGTACTCAAAACGGGATCAGAGGCGGGAGTGCCACTGTCCACTTTCCTATCTGGCATCAGGAAATCGAAGACATCTTGGTTCTCAAAAACAACAAAGGAACAGAAGACAACAGAGTAAGGAAACTAGACTATAGTATTCAGATTTCAAAACTATTCTATTCAAGGTTCATTGAAAATGGAGAGATTACATTATTCTCACCACATAATGTTCCTGATTTGTTTGAAGCATTTGGAACTGATAAGTTCGATGCATTGTATGAACAGTATGAGCAAGATGAAACAATTCCAAAGAAATCTGTTGGTGCACAAAAATTATTTCTAGATTTACTTAAGGAAAGAGCAGAGACAGGTCGTCTTTATATTATGAATATTGATCATTGTAATGATCACTCCTCTTTCAAAGACAAAGTAAGTATGAGTAATCTCTGTCAAGAGATCACTTTACCTACTGATCCTATTCAACACATTGATGGATCAGGTGAGATCGCTTTATGTATTCTCTCTGCAATCAATGTAGGTAAGATCAATAAGTTAGAAGAGATCGATGAATTATGTGAACTTGCTGTTCGTGGTCTTGATGCATTGATTGACTATCAACAGTATCCTGTAAAGGCAGCAGAGCAGTCCACATTGAACAGAAGGTCACTTGGTATAGGTTATATTGGTTTAGCACACTATCTTGCTAAGAATGGTGCTAAGTATGATTCACAAAAAGCATTTGACCTAGTTCATAAACTTACTGAGAGATTTCAATTTGCTCTTTTAACAGCATCAAATCGTATGGCAATGGAGAAAGGTCCTTGCGGTTATTTCGGTAAGACAAAGTATGCTGATGGAATTCTTCCTATCGATACATATAAGAAGGATGTAGATGAAATCATACCGAATGACCTTTCATGTGATTGGGAATTTTTACGAGGACGAATACTTGAGTACGGACTCAGGCACAGCACGCTGTCCGCACAGATGCCTTCGGAGAGCAGTTCCGTTGTGTCAAATGCCACAAACGGAATTGAACCTCCTAGAGACTACTTGTCCGTTAAAAAATCCAAGAAAGGACCCCTTAAGCAGATTGTTCCATCTTATCAATCGCTTAAAAACAACTACACCCTCCTCTGGGATATGCACAACAACGAAGGATATATCAAAGTAACTGCAATTATGCAAAAGTTCTTTGATCAAGCAATCTCTGGCAACTGGTCATACAATCCAGAGAACTATCCAAACAATGAAGTGCCTATGCAAGTCATGGCAAATGACCTTCTAACAACTTATAAGTATGGTTGGAAGACCTCTTATTACCAAAACACATATGATGCTAAAAAAGATGGTGATGAAACTTCTGATAATGTAGACAATTTAATTAACGAATTACTTACTACGGAGGAAGAAGATTGTGACAGTTGCAAAGTCTGATGTAAAAGGAATGACAGTATTTAATACAAACAAAGTAAACACAAAGAAACAACCTATGTTCTTTGGACAACCACTAGGAGTTCAAAGATACGATTCATATAAGTATCCAGTATTTGATAGACTAACTCAATCACAACTAGGATATTTCTGGAGACCAGAAGAGGTATCTCTACAGAAAGATAGATCAGACTACCAAACTCTCACACCAGAACAAAAACATATCTTTACTTCTAACTTGAAGTATCAGATCATGCTTGACTCAGTACAAGGTCGTGGTCCTGGTATGGCATTTATCCCTTACTGTTCTCTTCCTGAGTTGGAAGCATGTATGACAGTGTGGGAATTTATGGAAATGATTCATAGTCGTTCATACACATACATCATTAAGAATGTGTACTCAGATCCTGCAGAGGTATTTGACACTATCTTAGATGATGACAACGTTATGAAACGTGCAGAGTCTGTTACAGAATCCTACAATGATTTCATTGATCATGCTCACGAGTTTGACAATGGTCAGATGTGGGATCTTGCTAGAGACGGTCACACTACTGGAAGATATGATAGAAAAGAACTCAAAAGAAAACTCTATAGAGCAGTTGCCAACGTCAACATCCTCGAAGGAATCCGTTTCTACGTTTCGTTTGCGTGTTCGTTTGCTTTTGGCGAGAATAAACTTATGGAGGGTTCGGCAAAGATACTCTCTCTTATCGCTAGAGATGAAAGTCAACACTTGGTTATCACACAAAATATCCTCAAGAAGTGGGCACAAGGAGACGATCCAGAGATGGAAGAAATCTCAAGAGAAGAAAAAGAATATGTGACTCAGATGTTCAAGAAGACAGTTGATGAAGAGAAAGCATGGGCAAACTATCTGTTCAAAGAAGGTAGTATGATTGGACTTAATGAGAAACTACTACATAATTATGTCGAGTGGATTGCTAATCGTCGTATGAAAGCGATTGATATTGATCCTGTCTTCGATGTTGTTGCTAGAAACAATCCATTACCTTGGACTCAGCACTGGTTAAATAGTAAGGGTCAGCAGAACGCACCACAAGAAACGGAGATTGAAAGTTATGTCGTTGGAGGAATCAAACAAGATGTCAAAGGAGACACCTTCGCAGGATTCTCCCTCTAATCCTAGACCAGAGGAAGAGATAGCAGCACAACTAGCATATGCTGAGAACTCAGAGTGGTTAGATAAAACTTATAACGATCTAGTTGAATCAGGTAATGACTATAGTCCAGACGTTACAGATATGCTCTGGACTACTGCTAAGAAACAAGCAGCACAAGAAAGATTACATGATGACATAAGGAGGGAACATGGGAAAAGCTAAACGTATTGTAGATGGCAAAAGAAATGCTAATGTTCCTGTAGATATGTCAGATCATTTCTATGATCATGGTAATGAGTACTGCAGATATTTAATTACAGATCCTCGTAGCGATAGAAAATTAAAAAAAGATAAAGATAATCTTTAAAATACGGTTAAATGTAACACCGTGAACATCTTGTGTTAGGAAACTGTGATATAAATATAAATGTAGAGGATCTCTCTACCGATTCACGTTCATCCGATGCAAGGACTAGCACTACTGGTATTGCTCCTTTCAGAACATGATCCTACCCATTGGGAAATGTCATGTGACGAGTGGAATCAAACAAGAGTAGAAATTTTGAGTGATCAAAATCACACTCCTGATGCAAAAGAGTATCTTATAGATTACTTTTACACCAAAGTACCAGATCCAAACTGTAAGTCTTGGCAACTCGGACGCAAGTAAGTCGCGGAACGGAGCGTTCATCCCAAACTTATTATTATGATTCCTATTTTAATCGCTACTAGCATTACCTGTGCTGACATTGATCCTTTAATCGAGCGTGCTCGAACTTATGAAGGAATTACTGAACAGCATAGAGAAGAAGTTATTGATGTATATCATGACTTTGCTAGACAAAATGGACTTAATTGTGATTGGGACGCAAACGGCTAAAGGAACGGGCTTAAAAATCCAATTACTTTAGGAGTAACACAATGACAACTATTACTTATCGCGGTGTCAAGTATGACGCTGAAGGGTACAAGGCAAAGGTTCTTGCCGAGCAAGAGCAAAACAGAAACCATGACTTGATGTATCGTGGCATCAAAGTGGAACGTAAATTTGCCTCAAAATCTTAATCGTTTAGGAGATTAAAATGTTAAGGATCAGGTTAGATTGGGATTACAATCTTCCAGATTTTGATCCTGAGATACACGATCCTGACAGAACGTTTGCTTTCTTGACTTATCGTGGAGTACATTATGCCAAGTGGGTGTACTTAAAAGTACTTCACCAGAAATCTTGGAAGATAACATCTTAATATCAACACAGAATCCCTAGTCCTTTACGACTAGGGATTTTTTTGGTATAATAAATACGATTAACTATAACTGGAGAGTCATGAAATTATTTCTGGACTGCTCTGATCCTGATCTAATCAAACAAGCGTTTGATACAGGATTAATTGACGGAGTAACTACTAACCCTTCACTAATGCTGAAGGCAGGTAATGATCCTCGTGATGTAATCTCAGATATAGCATCCATATTTCCATGGAATGCTTCCATATCTGCTGAAGTAGTAGGTGATACTGCTGAAGAAATGCTGGCAATGGCAGAGGATTACATTGACATAGGACCTAATATAACAATTAAAGTTCCATGCACTTTTGAAGGATTAAAAGCATGTAAACAATTATCTACTGATGAGATAAACGTAAACGTAACTCTTGTATTTGATACAGCACAAGCAATACTTGCTGCCAAGGCAGGAGCAACTTATGTTTCACCATTTGTAGGACGGGTATTCGATCAATCATTTGACGGGTTCGGAGTTATCGAAGAGATAGCAGATGTATTCGCAACACATCAAGCACCAACTCAAGTTCTTGCTGCTTCTATTAGAGAAGTATATCAAGTATCTAAGTCATTTAAAGTAGGTGCTGATATCTGTACTATTCCTATCACTATCTTTCATAAGATGTATAGACATCTATTGACAGATAAAGGACTAGAACTCTTTGACAACGATTGGAAGGAACTCCAAGAATGTCTGAAGAAGAAATAAAGAATCCATATCCCCCCTCAGGTAGAGGGCAAATGAGAAAGATCGACATTGAACCGAGGATCTTTAGACTTAAACATGAACTCTGGAATGAGCATAGTGGTGCGAGTGATGAATGGAAATCAGGAGCACACTACACTCTTAATAGAGTTCTACAAATACTACAAGAATACTACTCATGAAGAAACGTAATCTTAAAGTTCTAATACAAGACATAGAAAAAGCACTAGCAGAATTAAAATCTGAAGTTTATTCTGACACTGGTGCATATCGTATAAGTAGTGATAGTGATATAACTACTTCTTATCGTGACATCAACGACGAAGACGGACTCTGCGATTGATTATGAAAATCCCTGGTTATGTGAAGGTTCAACTTTCACTTCTGATGATATTGGCGATTTCTTCGGTTTTGTCTACTGTATTACAAATACTAACAATGGGAGAAAATATATTGGAAGAAAATACTTTTATGCGTTCAGAACTCCAAAGGGAAAAAAGAGAAAACAAAAACAAGAATCCGATTGGAAAAAGTATTACGGATCTTGCCCAGAATTAAAAGAAGATTTAAAATTGTACGGTAAACTACAGTTTAAAAGAGAGATACTAAGCCTACATAAAACCAAGGGTCAATGCAACTATGAGGAGACCCGACAACTATTTTTCTATAATGTACTTACGGAGGCAACGAACGATGGAACCCCTGCATACTACAACTCGAACATACTTGGTAGGTACATGCGTAAAGACTATTTCAATACTTGACAACTAACTGCTAGACACATATACTACAGAGGTTTCTAGGGAGTTCTCAAATGGATGAGTATGACATTTCAGATGCCATGATAGATGTTGCTATTGATAAGTTGCATCGTATTGCTGAGATTGAGAACGAACTTGATACCACTGGGTCAGTAGCTCAGGGGAAAGAGCAACTGCCTTCTAAGCAGTCGGTCGTAGGTTCGATTCCTACCTGACCCGTTCCCTTCGGGGATTGGTTCAATTCAAGGTAATAACTATGAACACAGCACAGAGGTTTTCAACCTGTCTAGAGATCCTTTATGGAGCAGTAGACAGAGATATTTTACTTGACACTGAGCACCCAATCATTTATAATCAAGTAGTAAAATTCTACGAGGATAAGGGTGTTCAATTCTACGGTGATGTAGATGAGGACTATCAAATCCTTCTATCTAAACTAGAGGAAGACCTTTTTTATTATGATGAAACTTGAAACTATCCTTGAGCGATTCCCATATCGCTATGTGTCAGTTGGGAAACTCGACAACGGATTTCCTGACTACCGCATTCAAAAATATAATGACTACACAAAGAGATACAAAGACATGTATCTCCTAGACAACAGCATCCAACTGGACTATGTGATTGAAGACTTTGAATATACAAAGTGGCTTGATCCTGATCCAGAAGTAGGTGCTTACATAAAGACAACATGACCGCACTAATTATTATCGTAGTGCTCATTGCAGCAGCAGGTGCACTCATACGATATTACGACCCCCATAATTAAACACATGGACACACAAGCAATGACATTTGGTGGAGAAACTCCAACCGATATTCAAGCACAGAGAGATAGGATTCCAGACGTTAAACGTAAGGAAACTACAGTACTAACAGAATCTCTTAGAAAAGAGTTGAAAGAGTTGATTAATGAAGTCCTTGATGAAAGGGAGACACAGTTTAGTTACACTCCTAGCACAAGTGATTACAGTTTCGATCTTTATGATCAGAATATCAGCATAAATACAGAGGGTACGGATGTAATTACATTCACCTAGTCTTTGCCAATAGACTTAAAACTAGATGGTTTTCAGCGAGACCGATGTTATAAGTCTTGTCGATAAAGGGGTTTATCAGAAATGGTAGACCCCTTCTTATATGTGATATAAGAAACTCTTATCTAACAAAGCTCTTGACAAATGTAAAGATATTATATATAATTGTAACAGTTCTTCACAATTAGTAACATGATCACAACAGAATCAGGTGGAAGGCAGAACGCATTCCCTATCGAGACTCGTCCTTATCTTGATGAATCATATGAGGGATACGGTCCTAACGCTGAGAAACTAAATGGTCGTCTTGCTATGCTTGGTCTTGTAGCAGGTTTCGTCTCTTACATTTCAAGCGGAAGTTTCTTCTTCTTTGGTATCCTCGGATTCTAAAGACAACTTGTAAACAATTACCACGATTAAAACAATGACTCCAGAAGCAGAAAAGTTTAACGGTTGGGCAGCAATGCTCGGTTTCGTAGCAGCAGTAGGTGCATACGCAACAACAGGTCAAATCATTCCTGGTATCTTTTAATGAAAAGATATCCAGTACCCCTTAAAGTTGTGCCTTACATCTTTATGTTGGCACTGGGCACAAGCACACTTACAACCACTTTTGTATAATGACAAATAAGACAAAAACAATCGAAAGAGAAAAGATTGTTGCTGAAAAATTAAATGGCAGACTTGCCATGCTCGGCATCATCGCAGGCTTAGGTGCATACCTAACAACAGGGCAAATCATTCCTGGTTTCGTATAATGAAACATTGGGTATTTGCAGAAAAATTAAATGGTAGACTAGCAATGATTGGTCTACTTGCAGCAGTAGTGAACTATGGTTTCACTGGTTGGATCGCACCTGGTTTCTTCTAATCATGTATGTAGATCAACAAACATATGTGCAAACTATAGTGTTCTTGTTTATGCCTGTCATATGCGTGTTCCTAGTAAGTTTTTTAATGCTTGGCGATCTTCCATGGGATGACGATGATGACGATGATGGTGGAGGAGGAATGATGATTCCTGCTTATGCACCATCGGGAGCATAATGTTAACAATTTGTAATTGGTATAACGTAATACAAAACTCTTAGATACTTTTAAGATAAATTGTATTGTTACTCCACGAACAATGTAATGCCTAACCCTAATGCTCTCTATGAAGATATGGAGACTCTCAATATGCTCTATGAAGAGATGATGTGGGATCCAGATGACGAATTAGAATTCAAAGCGGACTATTCAAAAAATCAAATTATTATAAGACGCAAAGAGGAGAGTTAATCTCCTCTTTTTTTATACATATTATGATGAGATCAATGAATTATTATGTCTGCAGACAAAGAAAACAACATCAGATGGGTAGCAACACGCAAGGTAGACGGAGAGATTGAGTACCTTATATCCCATACTACATGGGGTCAAGACAAAAGATTTGCAAAAGTATTTGACACCAAGACTCAAGGGTCAAAGTATATGAGAGAAGTAGGATTTAAAGGAACTGTTAGGAAGTATTGACGAGTTATCGATTTTAGTGTATAGTAAAAATAAATAATACTATACACTCTATGTTTGCTATTTTAGGTGACGCTGCAGCAGCGTA